AGAAGACATGGTAAACAACCCAAGCCACTATACCTATGGCAAGGTCGAATGCATTGAGGGGATACAAGAGTCTATGACACCCGAAGCATTCAGGGGGTACTGCAAGGGTGCTTGCCTGAAATACCTTTGGAGGTACGAGCGTAAGGACAAGCCGTTAGAGGACTTAAAGAAAGCCCAGTGGTACCTAAACAAGTTAATAGAGGAAGTTGAAAATGAAGACTGATGGAAGAGGAAAAGAACAGATAAAACAGATTATTATTGATTCAAGTGACGGGCAGGTACTAGGACTGTCCCAATATGGGCGAGTATTTCACATAGACCACCGTGGAATTTGGATGTTGCATACAGACGGAGAACTACACGAGGCAGTGGCGGTGGATAACACTGGAAGAATGGCAACGAAGAATGTGGAAGATATTAAACACGAGGAGACGATAAAAGCTATGAATGTATTGAATGATGTAGAAATTGGTTCTGAGAACTTGAGACGATTATATGAGTACTTTACTGACCCTGCACAAGGTAATAACACAGTACGACGAACCTCTGATGACACAGGGGTATCTAGGGGGGAAGTAAAAGCGTTTTATGAAGTATTTAAAGTTGGTACGGTATAGCTAATGGATCTTATTACCGTAGACTTTGAAACGTATTACGACAAAGACTTTTCATTACGCAAGATGACAACCGAATCCTATATCCGTGATCCTCGCTTTGAGGTGATCGGTGTAGGTGTTAAGATAAACAACGGGAACACCGAATGGGCAAGCGGCACTCATGCTGAGATCAAAGATTACCTCCACACGTTTGACTGGGCTAGTTCTGTCCTTTTGGCTCACAATACTTTGTTTGATGGCGCTATTTTGTCTTGGACGTTTGATGTTCACCCTCGCTTACTTACTGACACTTTATGTATTGCTCGTGCTTTGCATGGCGTGGAAGTTGGCGGCTCTCTCGCTGTACTTGCTCAACGATATGATATTGGGGACAAGGGAACAGAAGTACTTGATGCTCTTGGAAAAAGACGTATCGACTTTACCGAAGAAGAATTAGACAGGTACGGGGACTACTGCATAAACGATGTAGAGTTAACCTATAAGTTGTTTAACCGTATGGCCTTGGGTAACATGTTTCCGAAGGGAGAACTACGTTTGATAGACTGCACGTTGCGTATGTTCGTAGAGCCAGTGTTGGAGTTGGACTTGGGACTACTAGAGCATCACCTAGAAAATACCAAGCAGATTAAAGAAGACTTAATAACTTCTTCTGGTGCGACAAAGAAAGACCTGATGAGCAACCCTAAGTTTGCTGAGTTACTTATAGGGCTAGATGTTATACCTCCTATGAAGACTAGCCTGACTACGGGCAAGCAGACCTACGCGTTTGCTAAGAACGATGAGCAGTTCAAGGCGTTGGAGAATCATTCAGACCCACGTGTACAGGCACTGGTAACGTCACGGTTAGGCACTAAGAGTACGCTAGAAGAATCACGTACTGAGAGGTTTATAGGTATAGCTAAACGCGGGCTTCTCCCGGTACCCGTAAGATACTATGCCGCGCATACTGGTAGGTGGGGAGGTGACGATAAGATAAACATACAGAACCTACCTAGTCGTGGCGTGAATGGTAAGAAGTTAAAGAACAGTATGCTTGCCCCCGAAGGGTACATGATGGTTGACTGCGACTCCTCGCAGATAGAAGCGCGTGTGTTAGCGTGGCTTGCAGATCAAGGGGAGCTGGTCTCAGCATTTGCCGCAGGAGAAGATGTTTACATAAAGATGTCCTCTAAGATATATAACATACCAGAGGAGGAGGTTACTAAAGAGCAACGGTTTGTTGGTAAGACTACTATCCTAGGTTGTGGATACGGTATGGGTGCGGTAAGGTTTGCTGATCAGTTACAGTCATTCGGCACACATATGGCACTGGAGGAATCGCGTAGGGTAATTAATATATACCGCGATTCTAATTGGAAGATAGCTACCTTTTGGCGTGACTGTCAGAACATGTTAGTAGAGATGTCCCGTGGTAACTCAGGTAGCTTTGGGCCAGACGGTATAGTTAAGTACGGATCGGACGGATGCGATGGGTGGGTACTACTACCATCAGGTTTGAAGATGCGCTATGACGACTTACAGTATGTACAAGGAGAGCGCGGGCCAGAGTTTAGCTATAGAACTAGACGTGGACGCACTAGGATATACGGCGGTAAGGTTACAGAGAACATATGCCAAGCCATAGCTAGGTGCATAATTGGTGATCAGATGTTAGCCATTGCCAAGAAGTATAAGGTAGCACTAACCGTACACGATTCCGTAGTATGTTGTGTACCTGAGAATGAGTTAGAAGAAGCGACCGCTTACATAGAAGGTTGCATGAATACGGCTTCATCTTGGGCAGAAGGCTTGCCCATCACGTGTGAGTCGGATAGCGGTAAATCTTACGGAGAGGCGGCAGGATGAATGATATAGAGAAAGCTATGAAAGAAGCGCATAAGTTTGCGGATACATCAATAAGTAACTCTCGCAGAAAGTTGGTAGGACTTAACCTGTTGTCTGCGGTGACCAACCTTAAAACTTACCTAAGTCACCCTGTTGTAGTTAGTAAGCTGTATATAATAACCATGTGCAGTATCTCAACTACTATGCTTATACTGTGGATGATTTCGTATGGGTAAAATAACAGACATGAAAAAGTTTATACGTGATAAAGAACTCAGCAAGTCAGAGAATATAACCGAAGGCGACTACTTATGCGTTATCGTAGGCGTAGATTCGGAAGATACCCCCTTAGTACTTATAGAGCAGTGCGTAACAAAGGGGTCTTACGAGCATAAAGACAGGGTGTTATTGAACGCTGACATGCTACACGTACTGATAGAAGAACTTATAACTGTAGCTGATATGGTAGAAGCGAGTACAGTACATTGAGTATTGCACCGTGGTCGTTCTCTAAGATCAAATCGTTTGAGCAGTGCCCTAAGAAGTTCTATCACCTAAAGGTGGCAAAGAGCTATAAGGAACCTGAGACAGAAGCCATGCTGTATGGTACTGCCGTACATTTGGCCGCAGAGGAATACATCAGGGACGGAACGCCACTGCCTGAGAAGTACGGGTACTGCAAAGATGTACTTGATGCCTTGAACAATATAGAAGGTGAGAAGCTGTGTGAATTGGAGATGGGACTTACCGAGAACCTAGAGCCATGCGGATTTAGAGATGATAACGTGTGGTGGCGCGGCATAGCGGATTTAGTTATCCTAAACAAGCGCACCAAAACAGCTTATGTAGTAGACTATAAGACAAGTAAAAATACTAGGTACGCTGATAAAGGTCAGTTAGAACTAATGGCGCTTAGTATGTTTAAGCTGTACCCCGACCTTGAATCAGTGAAGGGTGGCTTACTGTTTGTGGTATGCAATGAACTTGTGAAGGACAGCTACTATAAGAAAGATGAGTCTAAGTTATGGACTAAGTGGTTGTCAGACTATAGCCGTATGGAGCAAGCATTCGAGAACAACGTGTGGAATGCACACCAAAGTGGGCTATGTAAACGTCACTGCATCGTGACAGAATGTGTACATAACGGGAGGAACTAATGCCGTACAAGAATCCGAAAGACAGAAAGAAACAAAAGAACCCTCCTGTTGGGAGCAAAGAACATAAGGCACGTATGGAACGACAACGTGCTAGACGTAAGATGGATAAGGAAGGTAAAGACGCTAATAAGAACGGTAAAGCCGACAAGCGTGAAGGTAAAGACGTTAGCCACAAGAAAGCATTGAGTAAGGGTGGTAGTAACAAAGACGGAGTAACGGTAGAGAGTAGAGCCGCTAACCGTAGTAGGAACTACAAGAAAAAGAAAAAGAAGTAACAGTTTATGTGTGGTGAGGTTGACGCTTACTTGATGCGTCTATAAATGATGTCGTGCCCTCCTTTGGCGCTTAGAATCAGCGGCATAAAATCGAGTAGTCTGATTAAATATTGATTCATAGCAGACCTAGCCCTATCTGTAGACGAAGCAGGGCCATTAACTTTTTCGTGTGACGTGGACACCCACTTCATGCTATTTCGTATCGGAGCGACAAATGAATATAGTAGACGGCAAGGCATTACTGCTTACATTGCGTAACCCATCTAAGGTTACAGCGGTAATACCCAAGAGCAAAGAACTACCAAACAACCAAGTACTTGTTAACTGGGGACTAGAAGAAACGCGGGTGCTACGTAACATGCACATAAACGCGCCCTCCCCTATAGAATCTAGGTACCAATGGACGGGTAAGTACACACCGTTTGACCACCAAAAAGTCACCTCCAGTTTCTTAACTCTTAACCGCAAGGCGTTCTGTTTCAATGAGCAGGGTACAGGCAAGACCGCTAGTGCTATATGGGCATCGGATTACTTACTGAAAGAAGGCGTAATAAACCGAGTGCTAGTTATATGCCCGCTGTCTATCATGGATTCCGCATGGCGCAATGACCTGTTTAGTTTTGCTATGCACCGCAAGGTAGACGTGGCCTACGGAGCCAAAGCCAAACGCGCCAAGATAATAGAAGGTGACGCTGAGTACGTGATAATAAATTATGACGGGGTAGAGATAGTAGCAGACGCAGTAGCCAACGGAGGGTTCGACTTAATAATCGTTGATGAAGCTACTCACTACAAGAACCCGCAGACTAAACGATGGAAGACTCTAGCTAAGTTAGTCGGGCCAAGTACATGGCTATGGATGATGACGGGTACTCCTGCCGCTCAAAGTCCCACGGATGCGTACGGCATAGCTAAACTTGTTAACCCCAACGGAGTACCTAGGTTCTTTGGTTCTTTCCGCGAC